ATTCTTTTTCTTATTTAAATCTGTTTGGCGATAATCTCCGCACCAGATAATTTTGGAACGATATCCAACACGAGTCATCACAGTATCAATCTCTTCAAATGTCATATTCTGCATCTCATCAACAATAATGATTGCATCATCAAAAGACATACCACGAATAAAAGAAGTAGAGATAAACTGAACGTGTCCCTGTTCTTCTAGACGATCCCACGCATCTTTACGACCAAATAGGGTTTCACAAATTTGACGATAGGGCTGTTCATAAATTTCCATCTTTTCGGTAACATCTCCTGGAAGATGACCGATCTCTCTAGACTGAACTGCTGAACGAACTACGATAATTTTGTTGAAAGGATTATTCTTATCTAAAACCTCTTCAATCGCTTTATATAATGCTATGAAGGTTTTTCCTGTACCTGCAACGCCATGAAGGGCGACAAAATAGTCACCCTGTTTATATGCATCAAAAAATAATTTTTGATTATCAGTTAATGGTTGGAATGTTTTTAAATTATCTAATCTTAATTTTAATTGGTTAGAAGCTACCGGTTTATGTTCACGTGTTTCATTATCTACTACTGACAAGGTAGATTTACGAGCCATTTAAATTCCTTATTTCTTTTTCTTAATTGGTTTTGTTTTTCCAATAAGTCTATTGTGTTTTCTTGTTGCAGCAGCTTTCATCTTCTGCGTTAGAGATTTTGGTTTTACTAATCTTCCAGTTTTTTTATTTACTGTCATATATCTCCTTACATTTGTGATGATGTTTTGTTAAGTTCACTACCTGGCGTTCTTTCATGTATCTTTTGTAAGACCTCCTTAAAACCAGAATCATATTTTTTTACAGCTGTAATGTGATCTCCAGTAAATGCTGGAGCAGCAGTTAATATTGTTTCTAAATTGGGATTGTTTTTGAGAAACTCATCACGTTCAGCAATGCGCATGAACTTATCAAAAGTTACACCTGTGTCTTTATCACGAAAACTATATGTTGGCATCTTATCTCCTCAATTCTATTTATACAAGATTAAACGCTACAGCGATTCGTTCTTCAGAAATTTGACTTCTTGGAACTGCGTGTTCTAACCAGCTTGGCCACATTAATAAAAGTCCATCGTGGGGGTTAATTACATATTCTGGAAGAAGTTTATACTTATCCCGCATTTCACCAAATTTTGTTGGATATAAAATAAATTTATAATAATCTCTTGGGTCTTGAAAAATAATTGGAGATGAATTTTCAGGAATTTTTAAATAAAACACACCAGAGAGAAAAGAATTGGGATGAGCATGATTTTGGTGTTCACCACCACCTGTTGATCTATTAAACAAATAATATGGATTAAATTTCCATTGAGAAGTGTCAATGCAGTGATCAGAAAAATATTTAAATGCAGCAGTTTTTAAATATTCCGACAATGGATTTATTCTGATGTCATTTCTTTGTTTTAATGTAGCGCCATCTATATTGTATGTTGAAATATAATTATCATTACCCCGAAATGGTTTACCAAATTCAAAAATATATTCTTCAGCTATTGGCAATATTTGTTTAGCAAGTTCTTTCTGCAAATCAACAAACAGTGGTGTCGGGAACAAATCAATGTACTGCATTCAATCTCTTTTTATATTTTCTGCTTGCTTGAAAGTGTTCAAATACTGGTCTTAGATTACCGTAATGTTCACGACTTAAATCAGTAATAAAACAATATTCAGGTGGCAGTCTATACACATTAATATCCTGCATTCCATTTAACGCATTTTGTAAATTAACTTGATCCCAGTTCTCAGGGAACATATTATTTAATCGAATCCAACTATCAAGAAGTTCATGAGACTTCGATGTATTATTCCAATACATAGTTCCAGTCATCAACTCGTGATCTTTGAAAAAATGAAAAGCAACATCGCAATCTATATTTTCAAATAGAATTGGATATTGCTTTAATTGAGAATCAGCATCAGTCCAAATAATTGGCTCAGTTAGTTTCTCCTTAATAAAATCTGCTTTAAAATGAGTATTCTTTTCCCAACTACCTCTCTCTGGATATTCCTCAACTATAGAATTGATTTCAGGTAAAAAATTTTCAAGAGATTTAATTAAATTTTGGGCTTCAAATTGATACAGAGCAGTATAGTAAGAAACAATGATCATGTTATCCACTCAGGTTGTGGGCGATTCTTCCATTTAAACATAGAAGTTTTTGCGCCAAGATAATAAGCACGATATGATTTAATCGTGTAGTCAGGTTCAGAACGATCCGCTTTAAACTCTTCTGGCATTGCACGCCATGGAGCAGAGAAACCATTCTCTGGAATATTTTTTGGAAGTTCTTTTAGATATGGGATCAATCTTGCAGCAGAGTGAATTTTACCGTAGCGATAATTATACTCTCGCATCAATTCGATCCAAAGTTTAAATAACCAGCGATAGTGACAAGCAGAGTGTCGCGTCCATTTAGCTGAAGGATGATTGAGGTGAGAAGCAAGATAGAGATGATGTTCACGATCGTCAGAAAGTAAATATCTAGTGGCTTTTCTACCACTCTTAGACTTGCCAACATATTCAACCCCATCAAGAATACGATGAGCAGTGGAAAGCATTTGAGCTGATTCGACGATCATCTTGACAACGTGCTTGTCGCACTGATACTGCGCGGCAAGCACGGGAGACTCGTCAAGTATAAAGATATTCATTGCAAAAACTATTCAATCAAGAAGCAGACTTAAGTACAGGTTAGATTTCTAATGCCTGTGGATGCTGCGCTGTCATTGTCATTTGCTGGATATACTCTTGCAGATATTCTTGCTTGCGTCGGATTGCTTTTACTCTTTTGTCGCTTCCTTCTTTCTGGAGTCGCTGAATGAAATAATCTAGTTCGATGCAGTCTTGCTTGAGTCTTTCCAGTTGGTTTGTAATCATAGCGTTGGGTTTATTGCTAATGCCATGATGTAACGAGCACGTTATCGTGCCATCATTTGAGAATGAGCTTCGGCCAGATCTTCTGCACAAGTTCTTTCGTGACCTTTGAGTACTGTGCCTGTAGGCGCTTTTCTTTTACTGCGCACAAGACCTCTGCATCCTTTGGATCGATTCCTTCCAGCAGGCGCACAAATACCGACTCGCGCTTGAACTGCGGAATCTTGTCGCCTTCACCGCGCTTCACGAAGTATGTGAACTGCGTGGTATTGCGAATCAGATTTGTGGGCGAGATACCTTCCTGTGAAACGTTGGAAGTATACGGAGGAATTCCTTCAGGCAAAGTAAAGACGATGGTGTCGTCATATGCCGCACGAAGAACGTCGCGTAGACCCAGACAGTTATTTGCCGCCAAAATCTTAGCACGTTCTTTGTCATCGGGTGCCTGTTGCGCTTTTTCTAGAATCTCGTGGATTTTAGTGAATCTCATAGTGTAGAGGAATTGAATTCGGAGGCACATTCAATAAGCTGAGTGCACCGCCTGGATATAAGATAGTTCAGAGTGTTGTTGCCTGTCTTCACGTTGGCGTAGGTATTTATGATCTCAGCTTTCTTGGATGCTGGAATTGCAGAAAGATCGATCAAATGTTGATTGCGCTGAAAATTGCGGTATTGCTCGCCAGTCATCACTTTATCGAGCTGATTCCAGTTCGTAACCCACTCGTCGATCAGCTTAGCACGCAGCGGAGTCTGG